ACACGTAGGTGGCCTGCCACGCACGTAATCACGCAGTCCGCCTACCGTAAGCCCACGTACACATGCAAGACACACACTGAGGTTATGCGTGAAGTACTACGCGCAACCGACACGGTAGAACGTTTACACGGAGAGGGTGAGTGACGTGGATGAATGCAAGCATGGTAACCGTGTAGGGTCAGCACCCGGAGGGGAGTACCTATGTGGAAGGTGCGAACACCCTGACGCAGAGGACATGAACGACTAAGATAATTCCTGAGCGTCCCTATGGCGTGAAGGATAGGTGAGGGTATTGCGAAGGGAAGCGTTCACGCCCTCACCGTTTACACGAGCAGAACACTACAGAAAGAAGGAGAAAAATGTTAACAGCAATAGAAGCAGATAAGCACATCGGATCAGTACGCACACTCAATGACGGGTCAGGGCTTAACTTTCCCGTGAAGGTGCTTGACTTACGGCCACGCTGGGGTAAGATAGATGCACAGGTCACGCCGGTAGGCGGGGCAGGTACGAGATGGGTAGAGATTGACAGACTAGGAGAGGTGGAAGAATGAGAGTAATAAAAGTAGTGACGTGTGTACCACACACCAAGTACCTTGGTGAGTTGGTCACGGAACATGAGAAACTATTCGCAGATTACAGCGATGAAAAGTGGATACTGTCAGTGTTCGCCGGGGTAAAGGCAGCGGGCCATGCGCTGATAAGTTACGAGATCACGGAGAAGGAGAGCGTGTAAACAATGAGCAGTGTAAGACTAACCGATAGGGGCTGGCGTTGCCTGTCCATAGCCGTAGTGCTGGCGATCCTCATACTCATGGGGGTCGCTGGCTCAATCGAAGGGAACGTGTAAACGATGAAGGAAGAGATAGAAGAGATGCGACATGAATTCCCCGATGGGTCTTTCGTAGAGAAGCACAGCGCGGGGACAACACACAGCGGGAGTTTAGCAGTGACACGAGTATCGCTTATCACGGCGGTGCATGCGCTTAAGTTCAACGTGAATACAGGCCATGAGGTGACCCGCAATGGGTCAAAGATGGCGGTGGACTACGTTGCAAATTCCACTGGCAAGGTGTACAAAAGATCCAAGAAAGGTAAGAGTGAGGCGATGCAGGACGCTCAAGGTATCGTGGCAGCGATAGAGATGGGCCTCATCGTGGGGGTCACGGACATGGGTGAGTTCATCATAGCCGATGAAGTACCGGGCGTGTAAACGTCCCGCCTGAATAGCATACACCGTGGTGCGAGTCCACGGCAGGCGCGTAGCAACAACGCTACATGGAGAAAGGAAAAGGAATGGACACGGAAGAAAGAGAAGTCAGGTATCTGTTGGGAAGGGAATTGTACATGAACCTTTGCAAGCACAAGGGATTCGAGCCACGGCCACAGCCTTACATTGACCCGGCCATGAATGAGTACGCGAACATCGCAGTGAACGCACTGGGCTACGACTATGCAGCCATTGAGAAGTTGAGGGAAGGTGCGAACAATGAGTAGCACGTTCATGGAGCCACACTACAAATGCTTTGAGGTTGATGATGGGTCCACTGGGTATTGGGAGGTGTACTATTCTGATGGTGTCGCTGACCTGCACTATAATTGCGTCATTGAGTTGGAAGAACTGGGTGACTGGATCTCCGCAGTGAGGGAGAGAACAACGCTTGATGTCAAGGTGGCGTTAAACTATTCGGACGTGGAGTCGTGGGAAGGATTGGAAATATGAGCGCTCAACCTGAACTACCTTATGGCGGTGACCTTGGACCTAACTCAGGCTGGTCAGGGTCAGACACAAGCAAGGCACGTGCCCGTGTAAACGACAAGTCTGGCAAGACAAGTAAGCGTCAGTCGCTAGCGTTGCGTCTTGCCGGTACGGGTGGAGAGTTCGGGGTGACAGTAGCGGAGCAAACAAAAGCAATGGAAGTTCCGCATCATGGCACTGCGTCTGGCACACTGAGCACCCTGCATAAGTCAGGGAGATTGTGTCGCTTGTCAGAAACGAGAGGCGGACAGAAAGTGTACGTGCTACCCGAGTTCGTTGGTGGCAGGGAAACGGAAAAGCAAGGGAGGCAGTGATGATTGCAGCACTAGCACTAGCAGCATGCTTGACGTTCACGCCTGCCGTCAGCGACGACACATGGTTGGACTACGACATCGCAATCAAGAAGGGTAAGAAGGTATTCGACTCACCTATCAGCCTTTATCAGGGCAGGTACTACGTTGAGGAGGACAACGCATTGCGTTACTGCATACGCCAACGTGAGACACACCACACGTACCACGGGGTGAGCGACACGGGCAAGTATCGTGGAGCGTACCAAGCGGATGCGCGGATGACTGTTGGCATGGGCTGGATGATTCAGAAAGAGTTACGCGCAACAGGTACGCCTAAGGCACAAGCAGTGTGGATAGGCAAGCGGTTACGCGCACACAAGATGAATCACTGGTCCCCCCTGTGGCAGGACATGGGCTTCTGGTTAGTATGGAACAGGGGGAAGGGTCGCTCGCATTGGGCGCAGACAGGATGGAGCAGTAAATGTTAAGACTCACGTTAGAGGTTAGCCCTAGACGCAAGCGACCTCGCTTAAACCCAATGATACCAGCACTTTTCGGGGCATTGGTGCGGGGGGATGGAACAGATTACAGGGGCATACCTTCGCTGGTGTGCCCATGTGGATGCAACACGTTCATTGCGTGTGTGTCGTTCAGTGAAGAAAGAACAGTTGGAGCGTACTTGTGCGACGGTGTTTGTGCATCGTGTGGATCTCTGGTATCGTTACCAACACCAATAGATTACGAGGAGGAACAGGAATGAGTATCTACGAGACAGTTGTATGCGACTACTGTGGCTGTGTAAACGAGGGACCTACACCGCCAGATAATTGGATCAGTGCTGACGGCGAGCACTTCTGTAATAAGTATTGTGCGATGACGTACTGGTCACAGTACGACAAGGGCCACTACATCGGAGAGTTGATATGATTAAATATTACGAGCGAGTCAATTGGGAGGAGGCCGCGTGTCGCTTCACTGACACCGACTCGTTCTATCCTGAAGGTGCAGGTGAGGCACTGGCACAGAACAGGGTGCTGCGCCGAATCTGTCAGGAGTGCCCGATAGTTAATGCTTGCGCTAACTACGCTGTTGTTCACGAGAAGCACGGTTACTGGGGTGGGTTGTCACCACGGGATCGCTGGGACATTCGGAAAAGAAACAACGTGCCTGAGCCGATAGACGATGACTTCATCGGCATGGATTGTAGGACCTGATGCAACCACGGATCAGCGAGGTTAGGTTGATGACCAAGATCCTTGACAAGGAACATGACAACGTTGAGGACTTGGCTAAGGCTGCGTTGCAGTTGGCGTTCGACTTAGCGGAGCAGCGTGACACTTACATTGTGTTGATGCGTGACTCTGTGTTGAAGGACCTGTTCGCCTTCGGGTTTTACGACACGAAGAAACGTGCAGAGAAAGCGATGAACACTGAGTTGGCTGAGCCTACGCCCGGTGCTTGCACGTGGGGCGTGAGGAAGGTGATTAAGGGTGCCGAGTAAGACTAGAAGCGAAAACAAGGATGCCGTTCGGGCACGGAAGTATCGGTTAAAAAAAACGAGGTTGAGAGAGGCTGCATACGAGGCGGAAGCAACGCGGCGCAACAGGGATAGGCGCAGGGAACTGTACGGATTGGCTGATCCGTTGAGGTAGAGCGGCGGAGGCGGAGGCGGTGCAGGAGGGGGAGCGTGTAAACGCTCCCTTTTTTTTAGTCTACTTTTTCCCACGGATTGTCTCCACCTAGGTACTGAACCATGAAGCCTAGGTAACGCTCGTCACGACGTTGAATTGTTTTGGTTGAGACACCTTCCTCAACAGCGATCAAGTCTTCCACGTTAGGCACAGGGTTGTCATACATGCGCTGAAGAAACTCTTGTATGTGCTTAGCCTGATCGTGGTACGCACCACGTACATCAACAATCATCGCCAGTTTATTGTTACCTTCAGCCGGTGCAGCCTGACTCTTAGGCTCATTGCTCATGGCACCCGCACTGTTCACCCAATCCTCAGCATTAAAGATAGTGGGCATCAACTCACGGATCATCTGGGTGCTATAGAAACACATGTCCGAATACTCTGCGCCTGTCCTGCGCTTACGTTCCTTAGCGACAGCCTTGAGGGCTGCCCGTTTACACGAGATACGCAGCATGTTCTCACCCTTGCGACCCAACTCACGCCATTCAACTACCTTCTTCGGGTGACCGGCAAGCCACAGGTAAGCCTCCCCTACGAGATCTTCCTGCTCCACGAGACTGCTGGTGCGAGAGGATGATGAAGCGTCCTTAGCACCTTCTCTTGCCAGCCGGTATTCCTTATCGGTGAACTGAATTACCATGAGTACTTGGTTCCTTCCATGACGAATGATTGGTTTACGATGGGCACTGGCACGGGTAGTACGTCTTTGCCATCAACGTATAGGACAGCGAACCCTTGCTGCCAGTTAAATGTCTTGGCGTACGAAACTTTAGTTGGGTCCATCAAGTTTCCTGCTTCTAAGCCGAACAGTGTACGCATGTGCTCACCGTAAATGCCCGTGGTGTAGGGTACTAAGCCTAGCCTGTGTGTGTGTCCACACACCACGTTCTGCCCCACTTTTTTGACCAGTCCCATCGCCGTGCTGCCAGCATTCTGGCTCATACCTGATTCGTCACCGTGGAGTGCGAGCCATCCCGGTGCAACCTCGAAAGACTTGCGGTGATGGGTGATTCCTAATTCAGGTAAACGCCAAAAGTTTTCTAACTCCAACTCTGGTAACCCTGAAAGTCCGGGCATGCGACGCATGGTCTGCTGGTAGAGTCGGTCGGTGTGATTGGATCTTATCGTGTGCTCTACCTGAAGATCCTTGAACACTCTCACGGTAGCGTCACGATCCTCAGCGATGCTGCCCTCAAACTCTAGGGCTGTCCCTTCAGCCCACTTGCTTATGGTCTGGAAGTCCTGCTCGTCACCTACCGTACACACTGTGTCTTGTGGTGTCTTGAAGTCGGCGATCATCTGAGCCACGCTAGACACTGCTCTCACATCATGGTATGGAACCTGAAGGTCGCTGATGATGAACACTCTATACATTACTTACCTCTCGCTGTTTACACGCACAGTTGCATGTGTATATTTTGAGATGCCAAGTGATCGGCTCCCTGCAATCACTGTGGTGTCCGGTATTGCAGAAACCGCAGATAGTCATCTTTACTCTAGGTTCTTGGGCCATGACCCGTTCCTCACCATCATTGCTATGACTGCATAGTTTGCTATGTCCACTAGGCTGTCATCTATGGATTCATTCTGAGGTTCACCTTCACTGTGATATATGAGGTTCTTTAAGCGTTCCATCTTGTCATTCATGCGGACAAGGATACCGTTCATCGCACCACCCGGTGCGTTGTTGATGTTGCCGGGGCCGTAGTCCAACTGCTTCGACACGAGGACATCTGAGAGCATCTCGTACACTACGCTGCCAGTAACCCGGAACTCTTCAATACTCTCCATGTCTGCGCTCTCTCTCTACTTGATACTTACGTACCACCTCATCCGCTAGGATCTTGTGCATCTTTCGGTCTTCATTCCATTGCATCATCCCGATCAGCATGCGGTCGAAGAAGAATCCTAGGGCAACAAACCCAACCATTGAGGCGAAGAACAGTAACCATCCCATTACAAGCCGATCCTCTCGCGTAAACCTTCTGGCCCTTCAGCCATGAATACATCATTAACGTCCATGCCCTCAGGCATCGTGACCACAACAGCCACATCTATAGCATGCGCCACTTTCTTTGCCATCTCTTGACCTGCTGCATCACCGTCAGCCAGAATGAAAACCTTTCGGTAGTCCTGAAAGGCACGACGGTACGAAGCCTGCCAAGTCTGGGCACCGGGGACACCGACAGCAGGTATACCACAGATAGAGGATGCAACAATAGCGTCCATCTCACCCTCGCAAATGGCGATGTGCTCGCTGCGCTCGTTGAAAGCGTTCACGTTGTACATGTGAGACTTAGCACCCACCCTGCTCAGGTACTTGGGGTTAGTGTTCGGGTCAATGGACCTGAAGCGCATCTCCACCACCCCCGCAGGGGTCACGTAAGGGATGCTTAGACGGCCTATCATCTCCTCGTGACCTATCATGGGGGAGGCAACGAACCCAAGCCTGTGCTTTTGCGCTGCCTCCTTCGTGATACCACGAGACGTGAGGTAACGACCTGCCTCATCTATCTGCTGCGAGTAGGTCTCAGTGGCTGTCTCAAGTGCCAGCCTTGCATCGTTACTCAACATGTGACCACGTTGCCCTTCTCGTTATCTTCGACAGGTGACTGCGGGTGATCCCGTACTTATCCATGATCTCTTTAGCGTTGCCTGAGTTGTTTACACCCCGACCTTGAGCCTTGCTATAATCTCTTCGGATGTCGGAGACATCATCGGCAGTTAGTTTAGAATTAGGGTTAGTGTCACCACCACCAAACTTGTTAGCACCCTTATTCAGGTACAGGTGCTGCCCGTTTACACACAGTTTGTTTAGGCAGGAACTAGACACGATGAAACCTCTGAGGTCTTCCCGTAGTAGCCCGTTGCGTTGCATGAATACCCACCGGGTAGCCACAATGTCTTTGCCACCGGGCAGGCACTTGCGTGGCCTACCATCAGGGTAGGTAGCGCCCACCCACAGGTCACACTCACCGCCTGAGTCGGGGAGGCTTGTAAGATCTAGCCTCTCGCCTGTCACGACCTCCACCACGTCCCGTTGTCGCTTGTATGTTGCTTCCCGTGATCTCTGTGCATCTATGCTTTGCCTCACCGAAACTCACTCCTTCATAAATCATTACAACGCTTATTGCGTCACCCTTGAACTCGCAGGCGTGGCAAAAAATAAACTCAGCCTCTTCACTAATGCTTGCGGAATTGTGCGTGTCACCATGCTTCTCGCACTTAATTGACTGCCACCCACCTCTAGGTGCAGGTAGATCCCATCCGAAAAACTCCAGTACAGCCCAGATTGAGAACTTGGGTACGTCACTGCTAGTCGCTCTCATTGAGTGTCTCAACCGTGTCGGTCATCAAGTATAAGTCTTTTAGTTTGTTCATCATGGTCTCCTCGCCAGTCTGAGCAGATCAACGAACGTTTCGTTGGTCATCATTATGTGAGACGAGCCTACACCGTGGTTGCGGTTCTTCCTCGCCACCACGCCGATAGTGGGTAACTTGTACTTCTCTTCGTAGTGTTCAGCCTCAACTTCAGCCTGCCTCAGCCACTCCTGATAGGCGTGAGCCTTCACGTCCTTGGCTTCAACCACCACAACAAGGTCGTTGATCTCTATGGCAAGGTCACCTATGTCTTTGGCCCCGGCGCGGGGTAAACGTCTCGCTTTGAAGCCCTGATCGTTGTAGTAATTCTCCAAAGCGGACTCGTAAAGGGAGCCTTTGCGTTTGTTTGCTGCGCTCATATACAGTCCGAAAGTTGCATGCACTCAGGGTTGTAGTTCAACCACACCGCATCAGCGCCACCCGGTGATGCCTTGCCGTACCTGTTCTTCACGGCACAAGCAGCCATCAAACCTTCAGTATCGGAAGATATGGTTACCACTAGGCTAGGGGTCTGGGAGATCTTGCCGTGCAAAGCACTACGTGGTGGGCATGGGTTACCTTGCACCGCCTCGCTGGTATGGTGCAGTACGAGTATCGCTGCGTTAGTTTCCCTCGCCCACTGCTTAACCTCTTTCATCAAGGTACGCAGGGAACTGAACTCGTCACCGTCACTGAACGAAACGTCAACAGCGTTGTCAATCACGATCAACTCAGGGTAGCAGCCTTGCGTCTCAAGATAAACCTCTATCTCTTCATCAAGATCCTTGAGTGTGGGGCTAGCGTCAAAGTTCCACTTGATGTGGGACACGTTGTCTTCCAGCATCTTTGTGGCCCAGTCAGGGTTATCTATCATCGCTTCCTCAACAACAGATTGAGGTTGACCTGTTGACATGCTCAGTGAACGGATGGCCATGGTCGTTTCGTGGCTGTCAGCACTCGTGTAAAGGGTAGGTACACCTGACCGTAACGCGATGGCTAAGGCTAGTGTTGATTTACCTGAACCCGGTGGGCCAGCGATCATGGACACCTCACCACGGCGAATAGATATGGACTTGTCTGACCATGACTTGAATGGCATAGGTATAGCCATGCCACCACGTTTAACGTTGTTGATTGCTTTGTCTAAAGATCTCATGTATCCTCCTTCAGGATTAGAGCGAGCAGTTTACACGGCCTCATGCTCAGGAGGGTCACCAACCTAGAAGGAGGTTAGGCTGGAAAGTTGTTGAACTCTGGTGTCCCACGGTTTGGGAAGGTCGCGGAACATTGACCCAATGTCCCCTTCGGGGTCGGGCAAAACCACCCTTTCCATGGACCCTTAGCACTTACGCCAGTACGCGGAGTCATTGGCCCGTGAGCACAGTTAGGTATTGTTGCTGAGGCAAACGGGTTAGCGTCGAATCCCGGTTTTGGTGCTGGCGGTATCGCTGCCACGGGCGTAGGTGTAGCCTCATGGAAGGGTGCTAGCGGTGCAGCATTACCGACAGCCTTGGCAAGTTGAATCGCTTCAAGATCCTTCGCAAGATCCTCAATCAGTTCCGCTCTGGCATCTTGGTACTCTTCCATTGAGTAGCCTTGAATTGTCCTAAGACTGTCCACTATTTTAACCGTCAACTTATGACGTGGTTCTTCATTCATTTGTTGCTCCTTCGGTCAGGTCCGCATCAAAGGTTGGCGCGAACTGTTTATTTCCTCTAGTGTAACACATGTCTCTCACTTCGCAGTAATCACACCAGTTGTTCGTGTTGGGGATGAAGATATTCAAGTCAATTGACTTCTTGGCATCCCTTAACCAGCGAGCCACCATCTTTGGTGAGTAGTCCTCTAGTTCGTAGATGGTATCCAACACCCCGGTACGTGCCATCCAATACGACCCATACTCAGGTGCTTCTCCGTATTGTTCTAGCATCGCTAGCCGGTAGATCGCCAGTTGCAGGCCACTCTTAGGTGCTTGACCTGTCTTTAGATCTATGATGATTGTCTTGCCTGTGTTGGTGTCAACCATTACCCTGTCAATGTATCCTTTAAGGATCACATCTCCGGGGATCTTTGCTGCGACTTTTAACTCTATGGCAGGTGTGCCATCGGGCGCAGTCCAAATGTCTAGATGGGGGTTGGTCATCCTGAAGTTGTACCAGTTGTGGATGAACTCTGGGCCTTTGGCTTTCCACCAAGACGCATCTTCTTTGTTCGGGTACTTCTTGGATGTCCGACCTCCGGCACGGAACACTGTTCCTTCGGGCTTGGACGCTACGTCCTCGTCGAAGTATTTGTGGAACCCTGCTAGACCTGCCTCGTATGCTCTTGCGCTCATCCTTGAGCCTCCTCTTTGTCCTTGAGGAGCATGAAGTCAATTGCTTCAGAGCCAGCGTGGACAGCGGAACCACCAGTAAAGTACCAAGCAGCGTCACTGTAATCAACGCCAACAATTTTCTTTAGTCGGTATTTTTCTCCGCACTCAACAAACATAGTGAACGAGGAGTACGATAGGTAGGGTAGATCGGATAGGTCCACCGGGACTTCTGTGATTGTTAGTTGCTTTTCCATGTTTGGAACATAGTCCTTAGTCAGGGATCTGTCAACGCGACACGCCGGGTGGGTCTAGTTTAGGTCTGGCAGGTTCGTGTGCTATGATTGTCGGGCGGGAAACCGTGGGGCGACGTACACTGATGACCGACGGTAAGCACCGGAGTATTCGGGGATGCGTTCCTTTCCTACCAAACGTTTTTAGTTTGGGGGAGGGGGGCTCAGTTCCTAATTCGCTCCGGTAATGGGTGAGGTGCGAGCATAAAGCGAGTACCGAACGGAGAGGGGCTATCGTGAAGACTTGTGGTAAATGTAAAAATGTTAAAGCATTTTCGGAGTTTGGTAAACGTACCGCTTCTAATGATGGGCTTCAGCCCAAGTGTATAGCGTGCGAGCGGGAGTACAGTAAGATGTATAAACGTCGGCCGTACGTGAGGGAAAAGAAGATCCTAGACCACCGCGCTTGGAAGAAGTCTTGGTCACCAGAGCATCGCAAGCGTGACCAATTGTTCACCCGCCTTTATAAAGATGGGCTTAAGGGAGCGGAGACAGAGAAGTTCTACATAAGTGACAAGGACATTCGTTCTTTGATGAGCGTCCCCTGCGTTTACTGTGGTAGTTCAGAGAACCCTAGCGTGGATCACATAATCCCGCTGAGCCTTGGAGGCCGTCACTCTATTGGTAACTTGCAGGTGCTGTGTGGTTCGTGCAACAGTAAGAAAGGAGGGCTGCTACCTGTCGCCTTTAGGCACAAGCCGTAATCCCCTCGTAGAGGGGTTAGTTTAAGGGTTTGGTACCTCAGGTACCAGTCCCTCCTAAAAACCTCTTAGGATGGCTGTGTCTTCGCCATACCGGCCCTGTAGTGCCTAGTTGATACGCCCTTAGGGCATAAAAAAAGTAGCCCTCATCCCGAAGGACAAGGGCCACCATTAAAACTATTAAACCGTACGTAACAGTACCGTACAGACACCACCAGAGCCAGACCTATTAAGACCGTTACTTGGAGGAGTGTTCCTAGTGTATGCCACCTGCTCAATGTAGGCAGAAACACTTTCACCAGTCGTATGATCCTTAAACAAGATCGGGTTGCCAACAGTCTCCATGTCTTTAAGATCAGAGTACCTGTTCCAAGCGTTACCCACAGCACCATACTTAGTACCAGACTTATCAGTCTCCCAATCAAACATCAAGACAGGGACTTGGATGAGTTCGTTACGTCGCGGTGAAGGCACAGCCCTTACCTGATAACCAATCAACGCAGAAGAAGTCACGTTGTCTGACGAAGGAGTAATCTTGATAGCAACATGCAAGTCAGGTGCAGCAACAGGTGCCGCAACCGTCAGTTTACCTTGACTGTCTGGGGTATCCGAAACAATAGTAATGATCTGATCCCACGATGAAGGAGAACCAGTGCCAGTAACCGAAGCATAAGCAGCAACAGTACCCAACAGTGGAGGCTGACCAAGCAGGCGAAGATCCCGCCAAGCCTTCTTCTCCATAGTACCAAGACGGATACGTCCAGTCTGGACCCAGCCCTCATCAACGAACTTTGACATTTGCCGGTAAATCCCGCTACCCGTGACACTAAACCACAACACGTCATTAGACACAGTAACGTTGGTGGCATTGCCAGTAGTACCCGCAGGTACAGTCAGGTCAGGTGCGTAAGCGTACGCATTGTTACTCTCACCCGTGGTACGACCAAGGTTGATGCGGTACAGCCCTGCACGTTGTACGTTGGCCCCTACCTCACCCTTGTCACGGACAGTTACGTAAATAAAACTTCCTTGAGCAACAGCATCATCAACGATAGTGTCTTCCCATAGCAATGGACCCATGACAAGACTTCCAGCGGCTGCTATGCTAGCGATACGACAACCAGAGGTTGTCCCCACCACCATGAACGAACCAAGGTAAGTGTACATCATGTTTACACGCTCACTGCGTGGGAACTCAGCAGTAACAATAGGAGGACTCAAGTCAACAGTGCCATCGTTGTCAGTAACTGTGATTCGGTAGATAGCAGACAATTCACCGCTGTAACCAGAAACGTAAATGCTTGTTGGCCCTTCAGCGAAGTCCGTCCAAACCCAATTGGGATCTTCGTGAGTGAAGTGGACAGTGGGCAGCGACGTGCTACTAGGTGTCAAGTCAGTGATCTCGTAGATGCTGTTGTTCTGTGCATACATAAGACGAGACTTAACCCAGCGAACCGCGCTACTCGTTACAGTACCAGCCTTAGCGTAGATCAAAGCACCAGAACCAGAAGGCAAAGCGCCTTTGTAGATTCCGGTGGAGTCACTCGTCAACCAAAACTGACCAGTAGAAGTGATAGAGTTGACCGTGGCGCTACTACCAGTAGTGATAGTTGTGGCCGTGTTATTGTTAGCAACGTGCTTAAGCACAGCACCCGAAGCGTGAATGACACCAGTGTTAACACCAATGGTTAACTGCGTTGATCCTGAGTCAGCAAGAACCCGCTCAGTTTTGTTCAGCAAAGTTAACTGACCCGGAACCCAAGGATTCACGCCACCACCACGATAGTAACGAAAAGAAGCCTCGCTTTGAGCGACCTCTAAAGGTTCAGCGTCAGACAACCCGGCACCGTAATGCCATGAAGCCTGCGACCTGATCCACAAGCCAGAGTCAAGAGACTGCTCGCCGGGATTGCGCTGAGTATCAACACGATCCTTACGAAAGGGACTCGTCTCACGACGCATAGGTGTTTCTTTACTGATACCAAAAAGGAAGTCCAAGCCACCAAGGCTACAATCCCAACGCAACGATTCGGGTGTAAATGTTCCAGCACCGGAAGCCGCAGCAATATTTGAACCCAAAGGTTCTACAACTGACTCCGTGTAATCTAATTTCATGCTAATCCTCCGCAGTTTCCATCCTACTTAGTTCCCTTGTGAATATAGCGTCAATCTCTCTAAGTTCACTAGGCCCGGTCGCATTGTTTCTAACCCGATCCCAATCTTTGTATGCTTTTTTAATCTGGTTCTTCAAACCTTAACTACTCCTTGCATTGTTTACACGTACACTGATCGCACTTACTGGTAAAACCGTTCACTTAAGAGCCTTGGCCCAACGCCTACTCTTTGCTCTGTTCTTTGCAAGGCAAGGAAGAGGAAATACTTGACCATCATCTTTTGCTTCATGTGTAAACGACACATGTATGTGCTTAGTATGGCCGTACTTCTTTCCACGCCACCGCCAGAAAGTCTTCTTGTAAGTTCCGCTGGCAATAGATCCTTCATACACCACGTATTTTACCCTCTTGCTTCCGGGTAAATCAGACGCAGCGTAAGCAATAAGTTCGTTAGCAAGACGTTGAGCAGTCCTACCGTTACGCCACTTACCACGCTTGCCCATGTTCTCATCAATATCTATTGCATACACAACACCCATATATGGGTTGTGATCGCTCTTCCGATTTGAATGAGCCGTATCGCCTATCCATCCATCAGAAGCCCGATCCCTCTTAGGCCACCTAGTATTAATTTGACGGCGAAGTTTTTCCCCACCCCTGCACAATGTAGCCACAGTTACTCACCCTTCCGAAGGGAAGCGCTCTCAAGGTTTCCACGATTCGTTGCTGCAATACTCATCAAGGCAGACATAATGACAGCGAAGGCTGCAACAGAAAACGCTTGAGTCCAATCAACTTCAAGCACACCTGACACGTCGGTTGCCCATAGTGCAAGTAGTGCTTGTGCTGCTGTTCGGATTGCTCGTTCGCCTGCATCTTTCCAAAAGTTTAACGTAAACATTAGTATCCCTTCTTCTTCTTCTTCATCGCCGAGTTCTTCATCAACGATCCATTGGGCATAAGGTGATAACCGGCAGGAACTTTCTTCTTGGCGGTTGCTTTTTTCTTGGGAGT